TCACCGGCTCGCCCGTCTCGTTGATTGGCCCCGCGCAGAATCACACCGAAACATCCCCCCGCACTTCGTCGGCTTGTCCAGCGGACCCGGATAGCAGCACGGGTCGCTGACGTTCGCGTAAACCAGCAGCCGCCCCACCAGGGCGCGCGCCCGGTCCAGGCAGGCGCAGAACCTTGGCAGCAGGTATTCCGCCTCGCCCTCAAAACCCGGAGGCAGATCGCTGTTGTGTACCCCGCAGGAGAACATGCCTTCCTTGCGGCGGGGACTGGGGTTTTTCACGGCGCGGCATAGCCGAAGATGCAAAGCCTTCCACTCCCGAAAAACCTCGCCGAGCATCCGGTTGGTCTCTTCCAGGGACTCCATAGTTGGCTTCACTCCATTGCTGTTCACGGCGGGTCTATGGGATTTCCGTCCAGGTCGTACCACTGGTCCCAGTAGTCCTGTATCGCCACCAGTTCGCCCCAACGGTTCCAAGCAACGTTCAGGATGCCGCAGACCGTGTACCAGTCCGACCGGCCCCAGCACGCCGTTTGCCGGACCTCTTTGATGAGCGTCTGCCCATCCACGATTTCGGTTTGTATCTTGCCCTCCCCGGAGCTGTCCTCCGCGAAGGTCGAAACCCCCGTATCCGGGTCGAGGTCCCCTTTGAGGCTGGTCGGGTGGGCGAACCGCCACTCTACCGGGTCGTCCGTCGTGTCCTTCTCCAGCCACACCACGGCGCCGTCCGAACCTCCGACCGGAAGGCCCTCGGTTTCGTTGACCTCCTTCGCGTTGTCGGTGCCGGTGACGGGCGGGTCGACAGGCGTCTCGGCGTCATCCTCAAGCATCTTCCAGGAGTAGTAGCCCCCACCGCCGCTTGCCTCGCTCGTCAGGCGGGCCCAGAAGCCGCGCCGATAGGGCAGACCGAGGCGGACGACGGCCCATTTGACGCCGGTGCCGTTCTCCTTCCACAGGATCTGTGCCGAGCCGGTCGTGCCGCTCCTCAGTTGCCCGCACTCGCCGTCGGCCACGTCGGCGAATTCATGGTCCTCGTCCTGAATGTCCACGCGGACGGGCGAGATGCCTTGGACGAGGCCCGGGACGATGGCGCCAGACTTGGCGGGCTCAAGGAGCACCACGAACCGCCCCGTGTGGTCGGCCGCAGTCGGCGTGACGCCCTTCAAGGCGACCTGGTTCTTGAAGGATTCCTCGTTGTCGGAAGGCGTGAAGATGGGCGCGTCGATGCCGAGGATGTCAAACCGGTCCCGGTCGGCGCCCGAGGCGTTCTTGACGGGAACGATACCGTTCGAAGCAAAGCGGCGTTTCGGGTCCTGCTGCTGATTACGCTGCCGGGCCTCAAAGTCCCGCGCCGCGTCGATGAAGGTGTTGAAGGTCCGGGCGGGAATCCGCAGCCGCTCGCCGGACCGCACTTTCTTCATCATGTCGCCCATCGTCAGATTCCCAGCCCGGCGAAGTCCCCATCGGGATAGACCTTCTCGACGTAGGCCGCGACGGGTTTTTTGACGAGAACCTTCGCGGTTGCGTCCTCGGCGTCGGCGTAGCGGACCCAGAGGTACTCCCAGCCCTTCTTCGAGGCCACGGTGATCGGGCCCACCTGGAAGTTCGTGCGGTTGGGGCTCGCGGCGAAGCGGAACGTGATCTCCCAGTCCGCATCGCCGCGCTTCGAGCCGGAGGCCCCTAGAAATAAGACCTCGCCCGCCGCGAAGCCCTTGAACGCATCATTGTTCACGGTTCCGGTCAGGGCGAAGAGCGTCGCCTTGTACGCGGGCGTGACGACCGAGTTCGCCAGGTAATGCGTCTCGCTGAACGAGTAGACGGGGACGGTGATGTCCACGCCCTCGACGCTGTCGTGCGTGACGCCGATGGCGCCCTGGAAGTCGGGTGCGCCGGCCGGGTACTTGCCGATGGTCTGAAGGCTCTGGGTGACGTGCTGCGTGCCGCCGCCCGTGTCGAAGGAGAAGACCGACTCGCCCGTCTCGGGCGGTGGACTGCCGGAGAAGCGGCCGTAGCGGACGGTGCCGTCCCAGACGCACGCGGCGTCGTCGCCGGAGTCGATGTGGACCGGCTCGATGCGAGCCGTCTGGCGGACGAGGCCGTCGTGCGCGGCCGGGGCGGCCTCCAGGAGCGCCGTCTTGGCGGCCACGTCGTCGGCCGTCCCGCGGACCGTGTAGTGGAGGTCGGCCGACGCCTCCTGGCCGGTGGAGGACGGGCGGCTATCGGGTTTTTCGGTGACGGTGACGGCCATGCGTTACCTCAGTCGAACACCAACCCCTCGCCCATCGTCGCCTCGTCCACCAGGCGGCCGGTGTTCTTGGCGGTTTCCTCGGTCGCCCTGGCGGTCCGCTCGGCCACGCCGCCGACGCCGATGCGCCCGGCCACCATCGCGCTGAACGTTCCCTGGACGGCGACGATGCGGTCGGCCGCGCGGCCGAGCGCATCGGAGAGGCCGGCCAGGTCGGGGACCGGGAGCGCCTCGAACTCGCCGGCCCCGGGCGGCCCTTCCGCTTCGCGTGCCTTGCGCTTCCCAGCCGCCTCGGCGATGGCGGCCTCCCACTCCTCGCGGGCCTTGGCCAGGTCCGCCTCGGACTTCTCCAGGTCGGCGGCGTGTTCCTCGGCGTGCTTGCGCCGGGCGTCGGCGGCTTTCTCCGACACGTCCACGAGGGCGGCGTTCTTCTCTTCCTCGATGCCGGTCAGGCGCTCTTGGAGTTCCTTGTCCGTGTCCGCCAAGGCCGTGTCCGTCTCGCCGACGATTTGCTGCCGACGGGCCTTGGTGCGTTCGGCCAGGGCCTGCCACTCGCGCTGGAACTCCTCCTCGGTGATCTCGCCGCGGGCGCGCTTGCCCTTGAGGGCCTCGCCTTCGCGGCGGTACTCGAACTCGTGGACTTTCAGGCGGACGACGCCGCCGACGACCGAGGCGACGGTCTTGAGCATCGCCCGCATCTCGTTCCACATGGTCGCGAGTTTGGCCTTCAGTTGCGCCCAGAGGGCGATGACGCCGTAGAACGCGTCGGTCGCCGTGTCGAGGAACGCCTTCTTCCAGTCGAGCCAGTAGCCCTTGAGCCACGCGACGCCTTTCTCCCAGGCGACTTTCAGCGTCAGCCAGAGGATCTTCGCGGCCAGGCCGATGTCGCCCGCGGCGAGGGCGTCGGCGATGCCGCGGTAGGCCTCCAGCGCGAAGCCCTTCAGGGCCTCGAACTTTTCGCCGAGCCAGTCGAGCGCCTTCCCCGCAGCACCCGTGGCGTAGAGGACATACCCGCCCAGGGCGGCGACCGCAGCGATTACGAGGCCCACGGGCGAAAGCAGCGCCCCCAAGGCCGCACCCACAAGGCCCAGGACCGTTGCCGCGCCGCCGAGGATGGTGCCGAACCCCGTGATCGCGCCACCGAGACCCGAGACGACCGTTCCCAGGACGGCGAGTGCCGCGCCGCCGGCCGTCGCCGCCGCGGCGAGTTTCAGGGCCGAGACGATGAGGCCCTCGTTCTTTTTCACCCACTCCGTCGCGCGGACCACGAGGTCGCGGATTCGCACGGCCAGGTCCGAAAGCGTCGGCGCGAGGGCCGCCCCGACGGCGAAGACGCCGCGCCTGACCGTCGTCCAGAGGTCGCCGAGCACATCGTTGAACGCCTCGGCCGCGCGGGCCTCGCGCGTCGAGATGGTGAGGCCCAGTCGCCGGGCCTCTTCCTGGAGCGCCGCGATGCCGGCGGCGCCCTTTTCGACGAGGGGCAGGAGGTCGGTCCCGGAGCGGCCGAAGATCTCCATCGCCGCCGCAGCGCGGAGCGTCGGGTTTGGAATCGCGGCCAGGCGGTCGGCGATGAGTTTGAACTGGTCCTCGGGCGCAAGGGCCGAGAGGTCCGCGACCGAGAGGCCGAGGAGCGCGAGCGCGTCCTTAGCCTCCTTGGACCCCGTCGCGGCGTCCACGATAACCCGCTGCATCCGCCGAAGGCCCGTCTCCAGGCCTTCCATGCTCGTGCCGGACCGGCCCGCGGCAAAGCCGAGTTCCGAGAGGGCCTCGACCGAGACGCCCGTGCGCTTGCTCATCTTGGCGAGCGCATCGCCGGTCGAGGCGAACGCCTTGGCCGCGCCCGCAAGCGGGGCGAGGACGGCCATCCCGAGGCCCATCACCCGCAGGCCCACGTCGCGCATGCCATCGCCAATGGCCTGGACGCTCCTGCCGAAGGCTTTCAACTTGGCGTGGGCGCGCTTGAGGCCCCGCACGAGGCGCGAGTCGTCGGCAAAGAGTTCGACGAATGCCTGGCCCGCCCGGATGCCGCGAGGGGAGACCATCGGGTGTTACTCCTCGTCGGGCACAGGCCCCTCGGCTTCAGTCGGGACGGGCAGACAGTACCATCCTTCCGGGAGGTCCATCCGGCCGGGGACGGGTTTGCCGTCGGCATCGAGGACCCACACCTTCGCCCCGCGGATGGTAGCACGGAGCCTGACAGGCGTCCCGTCGGGGACGTAGATCGTCCGCGTCCCGCAGCCGGAGGCGAGGACGACGACCGCCGCCAGGAGAAGCACGGTCGCGCGCTTGCGCCACGTCGCCCGGACCCGCGCGCGAAGCCGGTCGCGGAGGTCCGTTTGAGGCGCGGCGTCCTCGGCGGTCGGCTGGGCCTTTTCGGCGAGGACGGGCAGGGCGGCGCGAAGCACGGCCTCCAGGATGAGGACGAGCCATTTCACGAGAGCGCTCCCGCCGCCTCAAGTTCGGCGTGCTTCAGTTGGATGCCCTCGCGCAAGGCCGCCGTCACCGCCTTGTCGGCCGCCTTTCCCTGGACCTGCTCGTAGATGCGGAGGACGTATTTCAGGGCGAGGTCGAGGCGCTGGAGGCCCTTGTTGGGCGCATCGTCGGGGATCTCCTTCTCGGCGAGTTTGACGGCCGAGATGATGGACCCCTCGTACTTCGCCCACGCCGGCCGCGCGGCGTAGAGGCGGTTCAGGCCGTAGAGCACCAGGGCCGCCACGGCCGCGATGCCGAGCGGCGAGTTGAGCGCCGCCCACAGCCCTTCCAGGATCGTCTGCCAGTTCATGCCTTCTTCTCCTTTCGGCTGTGCTCAAGGCAAGCCTTGCCTTTCACGAAGACCTGTTTCAGAAGCCCGATGTTCCCGCGCGTCAGGCGGATGCCGGCCTCATGTCGCGCAGCCGCCTCGTAAGGGCTGAAGTCCGAGGGCCGGAAGGCCCGCCCCTTCTTCGGGTCGCGGTGGATGTTCGCCAGGAGCGCCATCGCAGCGCTCGCCCGGTTCCACGCCTCGCGCGACCGTGCCTCGGCCATCCACACCAGTTCCCGAAGCGTCAGCGGCCCGGGGTCGACGCCCGAGATGCCGGCGCACTCGAAGACGAGCCGCCATCCGTCTGCTCGACGATTCTTTCCACGTCGAGCGCCTCGATCTTTCGCTCGGCCGCGGCCATCGCCGCCTCGACGAGCGCCAGTTGCTTCTCGATGGCCCGGGCGGGCGCTTGACGCTTCAGGCTCCGGAAAAAATCCGCGAGTTCCCTCCAGAACGCCTCGTGCGCCCCGGCGATGGCCTCGCCGCCGAGGGCCCGGCCGAAGTCGGCGTCCGAGACGCCCTGGGCGTCCGCTTGCGGCTTGACGAGGGCGTAGATCACGTCCACGAGGAGCAGGAGGTCGTCCTCCAGGTCCGTCATGAGCGGCAGGTCTCGCCCTGGTTCGCGCGGCTCGATGAGGCGCGCGAGGTTCACGCCCACGAGGTCCCGCACCCTCCGCACGGCGTCCACCGTGATCGCGAGTTGCCACATCCGCCCGGCGCTGTCGGTAAAGGTTCTCATGGGGCCTCGATCTCCATCCATTCCGGCGCGTGGTCGGCGTAGGTCGGCTTCAGGGTCACGCTCACCGTGATCGCCTCCTCCAGCGGCTCGGAGCGGCTGAAGTTGGTGACGGCCATCGTCGCCCGCAGGCCCTGGCTGCCGGCCGTCTCGATGTCGCCGTCCATGACAGCCACCTCGAGGGGCGTCCCCGCGAACCAGGCCCCCTGGATCGCCGTGAACCCTTCGTCCTCGGTGTCCCAGACCATCTCGAACTCGACCGACCCGTCCCTGAGGGTCCCGACCGTGGCCCGCCAGCCGGAGTTCGCGCGGGTCGTCACGTCCGCCTCGCCCTTTTCGAGGTTCAAGGTCACGTCCTTGGCGTTCGTGATCTCTTCCCAGTCGGGCGTCTCGTAGGTCCCGGTGTTGCGGTAGAGTTTGGCATCCATGCCGAGTTTCACGGACATCGCTTCGTCTCCTTATCTCACCGACCCCGCCCAGAACCTGGGCAGGCGGTCTTCCACGTTCTCCAGCGCCGGGCCCATGAACGCCCGCTTCGGATACCGCTCGCGGCGGTAACGCCCGCCGAACTCGTGCGGCGTGGCCGATAGGCCGATCAGGCCGTAGTCCGGCCCGATGACCACCGACTGGCGGTCCTTCTCGACCGCGTACAGAATCGCCCGCCTGAGTTGCCCTCTTCGCGTGTGCGGCGGCGTCCCCGGTGAGCTTGCGACCGGCGACCGCCGGATCGAGTGCCGCGCGACCTTGCGGATGAGGCCGCCCGCGTGGCCGAGACTCTCGACGCTTCCCTTCCTCGCCTTCGCGAGCACCTTCCCGCTATCGAACTGCGTCCGCACCGCCAGGCCGATCACGTCTCACCTTCCTTCGCTTCCGCCAGGTCGGCCACCGCCGCCATCGCAGCAGCCGCCCCGCTGATGAAGACCGGGCACCGGATGAGTCTCGGTTTCCGTCATCACGCCACCAGCATCGCCGGGGCAAGCGCGCCCGTCTTCTCGCCCTCGTGTCCGAAGGTCACGCCGCTCTTCACGTCGGCCTCGGCAGGCAGGTCCCCGTCGGTCAGGTAACTGAAAATGTCGCACGCCCCGAGGTCCGAATCAGCGTCCATCACAAGAGCCTTGGACCCCGATCCTGTCCGTAGCGTGATTTCGACGGTATCCCCTGGGTGGGGGTCGATGTGACTTCTGCTGCAATGCAATGCCACACCGTTCTTGCCGACGGTCGCCAGCATAGTGTCGCTGTAAATCGTACCTATGTTGTTGTATATCCCAAAACTACCGTTGTCGCCTGCCGTACCGATTATGTTGCCGAACGAGATGAGCGTGCCATAGTTGTATATCCCGGAACTACCGTCGTCGCCTGCCGTACCGGTTACGTCGCCCTCGATGGACGCGTCCGTCTCGTTGAATACACCAATGCCGTTGTCGCCTGCCGTACCAATTACGTCGCCCACGATGTGTGCGCCCGTCCCGTTGTAGGTGTACACGCCAGTACCATATGCCGTGCCGTCCGCGACGTGCCCTTCGGTGATGGTGAGCGTACCCGCAACCCGCAGTCCAAAATCCGCTGCCGGCCCGCCGCCGGTGTAGTTGCCGTCGATGGTCACCTCGGCGCCGCCATAACACTCCCAGTACTCATCGACCGTCGTGTAGCAGTCGCCGACGATTTGGAGGTCCTGAAAAGGACCAGCCAAGGAGAGACACTCCATCTCGGCAATCGTCCCAGCGATGAGCGTGCAGACACCGGCAACAATGAGTATGCCGCTGCCGTTGCCATTCAAGTGCAACGTGCCGGTCGCCCCGATGTCAAACGTCTCATTGCTGAGAGAGCAGATGTGGTCAATGTAGCAGGTGTCACCCTCTGCCGGTAACACGCCGCCCCACGTCGCCGCCCAAATGATGCCGCCATTCATAACAGTGCGTTTGATGGCCATGCGTCACCTCACCATCTCGCCGTCTGCCAGTTTCCCTTTCTCGACGAGGTCCACCCTGACTTCATCGACCACGGCTGCAATCGCCGGCTCGGCGAGCCGAGCAGCGACGCGGGCTTGTTCGACGAGCAGTTGCTCGGCCCGATGTTTAGTCTGACCTGCTTCCATCTCGGCTCGCTGCTCTGGGGTCAACTGCGCCAGTCGGGCGTCGGTGAGTTCTTTCTGTCGCGCACGGCGGGCCTCGATCTCAGCCTGCTTCTCGGCAGGACTTTTGCGCATCCAGACCAGCATCCGTTCCTCGGCCGGCGTTTGCGTGGTTAGCGTCATGGCTTACGGCCTCCCACTATTCGGCGCTGAAGGTTTGGACGGCGAGGGTTTTCGAGCCGCTCGCACAGATGGCATTGATGGCGAGTCTTGCACGCCCCGCCGTGAGAGAAACGGCCCCGCCGTTGGCGGCCAACGGGATGCCCTTGTCCGCCTCGGCATCGGTTCCGACGGCCACGTCGATGCGCTCGTCGCTGAGGTTCGTGAGCACGACGGTGTGCCGAGCGGCATCAGCGGCCAGGACCACGGTCGTCGTGGCCCCGACCAACACGTTCGCCACGGCCCCGGCGTTGATGGTCCCACCCACAGCCGCTTCGGCGGCGATCAGGGCCTTCTCGGCCAGCGGCCGGTTTTGGGCGTCCGTCTCAAGGTCCACCGAATGGAGCCAGCGTCTGCCCATCTCTCACCTCACCACACGCAGCGTCAGCGTCAGCACGCTCGTGAATTGCCTGAGTTCGTCCATGTGCTCCGGGGCATAGACGGGCGCGTGCTCGGTCTTCGTGCACGCGGCCTCGGGATACGACGCGAGGCGCCCCGCGCGAAAATGATCGGCGATCTCCTCGACGAGCCCGACAAGCGGATCGAGTTCCGCCGCGTCCCCAGTCTGGAACTTCTTCTGGACCGCCACGTCCACCTGGTACTCGAACTGGCTGCGGCTCCGGTCGGCCCGCTCGACGGTGACGCCCTTCGGCACGACCGTCACGTGCAGCGCCGCCATGTCCTTCAGGTCGAAGATCGGGCGGTAGTGCCGCTCGGCCGTGAGCGGCATGCTCCAGGAGCCACCGTTAAGTTCCTGGACGACCGCGTCCGCGATGTCGGTGATCACAGCCACTGAAGGTCCCTTATTTCACAAGCGCAACGAGGAGCGAGAGCACCGCCCCGAGCGCCGCCGCCAAGGCCGTCATCGTCACCGCCCAGTGGTGCCGTAGGTGGTTCGTCATACAGCGGTCGAGTTTTTCGACCCGCTCGTCGATGCGAATCAGCAGGTCATGGTCGTTCGGCTCGCCCATCATCCCGTCTCCGTGCCCACGAGTTTCGTGTGGATGCGAAGGAGCGTCTTCGCGCCGTCCGAGTACTGAAAGTGCCGTCGGCCCGGCGGTCCCAGGACCTCGTAGGTGCAGTCGTCCGGGGCCTCAATCCGGTCGCCCGGGCGCGGCAGGCCCAGCGCGCCCAGCGCCGCCGTCGGCACGAGCCAGTCCCACGTCTCGAACTCCACCAGGATCCCCGTCCCATCGTCCACCTCGCCCGTCCGGTAACTTCGCCAGGCGGTCGCCTCGACGGCGGTTTCGCCCCGCCGGTAGGTGACGGCCACGCCGCAGGCGCCCGCAAGCGTCGCGGCAAGGGCGGCCGTCGCGTCGGCAAGTGCGTCCGGCATGACCGTTCCCTCTACAGAAGCGCCTCGAACGTGAGCGACGCGCCGCTCGCATCGCCCGCGCCCGAGTTGACGGCCTTGACGCGGACGTACCGCTTCACGTCCAGCGGCAGTCGGGCCGTGAACGTGGCAGCCGCCGCGCCCGCGCCGCCGGCCCCCGTCTGGACGATGACACCCGGATACAGGTCGGCCGCGGTCCCGAACGCGGGGTCGTCGTCGTGCTGGACCGAATAGGTCATCGTCTTGGTGTCCGGCAGCTGCCCGGTCGTCAGGGCAGGGGCGCTGACCTTGAACTCGGCGGCCGCGAGGAAGTCCCCTCGGCTGCCGTGGCCCAGGTCCAGGCCGCTCGAATACACCGTGGCCGCGCCGTTCGGCAGGGCCTTGGTCGCCTTCAGCAGTGCGTCTTTCACTTGGTAACCCATGGTCGGTTCCTTTCATCCGTTACAGGGTCAGGGCCTCGGTGTCGGTGATGGCGTCGGTCGGCGCAATCGGCACGCCGAACGCCTCGGTCGGGAACGGCGCCGGGGCGCCCGTCGCGTTCGTGGCCGTGCGGCTGTCCTGGAGTTGCCGCAGAGACCGGCGGCTCACCAGGAGCACGTCCGGCCGGACGCCCACCGGGAACTTCGACAGGAGTTCGGCGACGAGGTCGTCCGTCAGGCCCTTGCCGGCATCGGCGGTGAGTTTCTTGATGCGGCCGATGCAGTACCGGCTGGCGACCTGGAGACCCGGGTACGCCAGGAGTTCCTGGACGTAGGCCGTGAACGGGTTGTCGCTCGCGTCGAGGATCCGCTGCTCGGCCACGTCCGAGAGTTCCAGGCTCCCGTTGTTCCCGTACACCCAGGTGACGTTCTTCGGGCCGAACCTGAGGGCCCAGGCGCTGGAGCCGGTGCCCGCCGTGGTGCCGCCGGCGTCCACCACCATGTTCGTCGCATCGTAGGCGGCCAGGAGGCCCGGGAACCCTTTCGCGTCCGCGCCCGTCCCGTAGTAGAACTGCGTGGCCAGCGTCTGCATGGCCGCTTCGAGGATCGCCGACGCCTCCAGGGCGATGTACGCCTCCGGCCCGTCCTCGTACCGGTCGGCGACCGCCTTGTCGCACTCCCACCGCGGGTTCAGGATGTACGTCTCGAAGAGGCGGTTCTCATACGTCCCCTTCGTGGCGGCGGTGCCCTCGTTCGCGTTGCGGAACCCGACGGTCGGGTTGGCCGTCCGCACGAGGGTCTTGTAGTTCAGGCCCTTGATGGTCCGGGCCGGCGCGAGCACGAGTTCCGGATGGGCCTTGGTCGCCTCGTCGATGAGGCCGACGACGCCGTCGGACCCGTTCGCCTTGGCGATATCAAGCAGCGTGGGCATTGCCATGTGCGTCACTCCTTACTCGGTTTGCATTCGATCTCGGCGGCGAAGGCCGCGAGGTTGTCGCCGACCTTGGCCTTCAGTTCCGCCCGGCGCTTCGCCCGCGCGTCGTCGCGCTTCTCTGGCTGGAACGCCACAGGCGCCTTCTCGCCCCGGTCCAGGGCCGCCAGGCGGGCCTTGAGCGCCTCGTTCTCGGCCCGAAGTTCACTGGCGTGAAGTTCCTGGGCCTCGGCGAACGACTTCCCGGCGGCGAACCACTCGCCGCCCTTCGGGCCGAAGGCGTCCAGGAACTTCTTGCACTCGGCCCGCGCGTCCGCCATCCCTGCGGCGGGCGCCTCGGGTTGCTTCCCTTCGGCGCTGCTCAGGGCAGGCTTCTCCGCGTCCACGGTCGCACCAGCGACCTCGGCGGGTTTCTCGGCCGCTTCCACGGCCCCAGGTTTCGGGGCCTCGGCGGCAAGTTCAGGTTTCGGCGCGTCAACAGCCGGCACGACAGGCGCGGCCTCAGCGGGTTTGGGTTTGGACATTGCGGACTCCTTTCCTGCGTTCGTGAACTCGACGTGAATGCTCTCGCCCGGCCCAAGTTCGGACCGGGTGCCCATGTCCGCCCCATACGGGCAGACGGCCACGCCCCTCAGGGGCCACTCGCGGATGACGATGCCCGGGCCGGCGAACTGGAAGCCGTTGACCGGCACGGCCTGGCCCTGGGCGACCTCCTCGACCTTGACACCTTCGCCGCCGAAGTAGATGGACGCCTCGTAAGGGACGCCCGCCCGGGCCTTGTGGATGATCTCGCTCGCCCGGTCGCTCTCCTTGTAAGGCACGAGCGCCCCCGAGACCTCCAGGCCGTCCGCGTCGGCGCGGAAATGGTTCAGGTAGCCGATGACCTCGGACGGGTTGTGCACGTAATCCACCGGCAGGCGGTCCTTGTGGAGGCGCATCCCGGCCATGTCGTGGACCACCCGGCCCCAGAACCAGTGGGTGACCGGCTGGGCGGTCCGGGCCTTCATGCGGATGGGCGCGGACTTTGCGCCTTCGCCGTTGTCGCCGAGTTCAAACGGGCCGACGACCATCCGTAGCGCGGCCGCCGGCACGCTGCCCGTCCGGCGGGCGGATTCGAGCGTCATGGCGCTCGGCTCAACCATTGGCGATCTCCACGATCTGGGCGTTCGCGGGGGCGACGTTCGTCGGCAGGCCCAGGGATTCCAGGTACTCGTTCTCGGCCGCCAACTGGTCGGCCACGTCGAAGAAGTCCTTCCCCTGCTGCTTGAGGATGTCCGTGCGGGAGGCGAGACCCGCCCCGATGGCGGCGATGTCGGCGTTCACTTCCTTGAGGGGGTCAATCCACGGGATGCCCTTGGCGATCCACTCCCACCGCAGGTCCGCCAGGCCCATCCCGCGCGGGAGTTCGAGGAAGCCGTCTGCGATGAAGAGCCGCAGCCGCCAGCCGGTGAGGCTATTGAGCATGAGCCGCACATCGTGCCGCTTTACGTCGGCCGACTGCTCATACTGAAGGAGCGCCTGCCGCGCGCCGGAGTAGTTCGTGTGGGCCTCGTCGAAGAACGAGTACGGGATGTCCAGGCCCTTGAGGGCCGTCTGGATCATCGTCTGCGTGAACGCCTGGAACTCGGTCGAGGGCGACTTCGACTCCAGGAACTCGGCCCGGTCCCCCGGCTCCAGGTCCAGGAGCACCGGCCCGCGCCCGAAGTCCACCTCATACGCCTTGTCCGGCTGGCCGTCGGCATCGGTATCCTCGCCCGTGACCGCGCCCAGCGGTTCGACCGCCTCGCGGTAGAACGCCAGGGCGAACATCTGGGCCACCTTCGCCTTCGCCAGGGCGTAGTCGAACCCTTCGTAGGTGTCCCTGAGCGTGTTGATGGCGGCCGCCAGAGGCGAGATGCCACGCACCTGGTCGAAACGGTCGAAGAACGCGTGATGGACGACGAACTCGGCCGGGATGAGTCGCTCGAAGGCGAGGTCGCCGCCTGTCAAGGGCCGCTTGCAGACCGCGTACCCCTTCGCCAGGCCGGCCTCGTCCACCCGGACGCCGTGGACGAACTCGGTGGGGAGGATGCCCTGCGGCAAGCCGCTCGTCGGCGTCTGGACCCGGTCGCCCTCGATGGCCTGGAGGCGGCCGTCGGAGAGTTTCAGGAAGAACACGTCGCCGTCCACCGTCCGGCGTTCCTCGGCCAGGCGCACGAGGCGGGGGAGGGAATGTCGCGCGGCCACGTCGCAGTTCGCCGGCCGCGACCACCAGTCGAGGAGCGCCTCGATGCGGTCGTCGAGGTCCGGGTTGCCCGTCCGCGACTGGAACGAGAAGGTCGAAACGTAGTCGAGGTGCTTGCGGATGGCCCAGGCGGCGATGGTGAAGTTGCGGTGGATGTCGCGGGAGGCAGAGGTGAGTTTGCGGCGCTGGTGCGCGAGGAGTTCCTTGTCCTCGGAGCGCAGGCGGCCCGTCGGCGCCTGACGCCGGTTCTTCGCCTCGACGGCATCGTAGCCGAAGAGGTAACGCCTCGCCTTGTGCAGGAATCCCGCCATCAGAATCCACCCAGGTTGATGCTTGCCGCCTGCGGCCGCGTGCCGGCCTGGCGGGCGACCTCGCGCTTCAGGCGCCGGCACTTCGCCTCCAGGTCCACATACCGCACCGACTGGCCGTCCACCATCACGCTGTCGAGACCCGCGCTCGTCGCCAGAAGCGCCTCGTACCTTGCCACCTGCGTTTCCGCGCTCGTTGTCATCGCCGCTCCGAATCTGGCGGGCATGGCCGGGCAAAAAGAAAAGGCCATGCAGGGTGCAGGTCCCTGCATGACCTTGAAGCCTCTTGCCCGGCCCGACCGACGGATGATCAGTCCGCCCGCCGCGCCCGTCGCGTGTTCAGTTGTCCGTCCAGTGATCTATACGGCAGGCAACGGTGAAACGCAATAGTGGAGGGAAAATGTATTGCCGAAGCCCGGATTCTGCGTTACGATACATACTGGTAGGCGCGACAAGAGACAAAGGGCGGTTAGTTAACCGGGCACCAAAGAGGTTCCGTCTGGAGTCTGGGGTGTTGGTGTGCCGCGTCCCCCCCATCCCATGTTGTGGCTAGCACAGAAAGGAGCCGAATCGTGGCGAAAGAACGACAAGCAAGGCGTGGTGCGCGGGATTCTCGAACGGGCCAGTTCATTCCGACAAGCGAAGCCAAGGAACGGCCCGCGACGACGCAAATGGAGAATATCCCGTTGCCGGGGTACGGCGATACTGGGCGCGGCAAGAAGGGTGGCAAATAATCAACTCCTCCGCAGTATCTTGGTCCTGAGAATGGCGCGGTCGGAGATGGCCAGGGAACGTTGAGATTCCATCCGACATCGCTGGAATCGTGTACATAGACATTACGGATGGACGTGGTGGGTCACGTGGACTTCTAAAGCGAGAACTGCAAACATGGCCATAGCGAAGGTTGGGGCCTAGAGTCGCAATGCAAAGCCTGCATCTGGGCGTGGAAGTCGAAGACCCAGCGAACGCCAACCGAAATAGCGGGACGCCCAATTACCCATGGTTGCCAATGCTCGGGTGGAGGGATTAGGGATGGATATTTCGGAGTTTGGATTTCGCTTACTGCTTCTCTTTCTTCCAGGCATCCTTTGCGCCTACATTGTGGATTCGCTGACCGTCCACAGCCCGCGTCAACCGTTTTGCTTTCTGCTTCGGTCCTTTGTTCTTGGCGCGTTTTCCTACCTGATCTACTGGGCAGTGATCACGCTCGGTGTGGCGATTGTGCCGCAGATTTTCCCCGCGGGCATCATCTTTGACAAGGCGCTGACCGATCCCAAGGTGCAAGTCTCGTTTAAGGAAATCATATACGCGTGTGGGAGTGCTGTGTTTCTGGGAGGTTTCCTCACTCTTGCGTCTCGGCACAAGTGGGGGAACAGGCTTGCCCGATGGATCGGGCTTACAAAGAAGTTCGGCGAACTTGACGTCTGGGGCTACATGCTCAACAGCGCGGATGTTGAGTGGGTAACGGTTCGTGATCATGCGAACGACCTTGTATTCGACGGATGGGTTCAGGCTTTCTCCGATAATTCCAGGGACGCCGAACTATTGCTCAGAGATGTTTCAGTCTATCGGAACTCGACGGGTGAGCGTCTCTATCAACTCGGCCTCCTGTACGTCTCACGAGAGCGTGAAACTATCTCGATTGAATGCCGTGCCGTTCCCATTGACGACCGGGTCTTGTGGAAGGAGGATGAATCACATGGCAACACAGAAGGGCGCACAGCAGCCCCCGCAGAAACCGGGGCATGCGATCAGAGAGGGCGTTGTGAAGAAGGGCGGAGTGAACCAGCGGCCGACGACACCCCCGCCCCCGCCCCCTAAGCCCCAAGGTGGCTCAGGGAAAAAGTAGGCTGACCGTCTGGCAATGGGCTCAAGTCGGTGTCGAGCAGCCTCGCGGGTTGGATTCGCGTCACCCCGAAACGCCTGAGATTCTCATCCGCGCGCGATGCGCCCTGTAGGTAGTGGTTACGCCCATGTAACACGGTGATCGCTTCACGCGTACTCTTTGTCAATCCGCACCTGGCCGCAGTCGAGGCACCGGCATCGGCGGCGGACGATTGAACCGTAAGGCGTGCCGTCGGCACGGAGGCCCGCGCAGCGCTGGACCATCTTCCCCCAGTATTCGCTCCGGCGGGCACTGCCGCATTTCGGGCAGTGCGACCGCTCCACCACGACCACATCCGTCGCGTTCTTGCTCCCCTTCGGACGACCAGGACCACGCTTCCTCATCGCTTCTCCTCCTATGAGATGTAGGACACCCGCTTCCGTTTCCGTTTGACCTTCTTCGGCGCCGCGCTGCGAAAGAGCGAGACGCCCAGCATCGAGGCCGCGGCCGCGCAGCCCACCAGGCAGTCCAGCCAGTGGTTATCCACGGCGCTCGCCTTGAGTTTCCACTCGTCCACCGTCCGGCCGCGCGCCTCGGTCCGCACGCGGTACTCGGCCGCCAGGTGCTCCGAGAGTAGGCGGTGCTCCTCGGGCTTCGTGCCGAAGAGGGAGAGGCACCCCCGGTCGCCCATCGGCACGGCGAGGCGGGCGTGGACAAACGACTTCCAGTAGTTCGTGTCGATGTGGACGGTCCTCAGTTCCCGCGTGCCGTGGACGGCCGGGACGCGCCAGTAGTGGCCGTAGAGGTCGCCCTTGCGACGCTTGTACTCGGCGAACGCCTTGCTGGAGGCCCCGACGCCCACGCCCTTTGAGGGCATAAGGACTGCCGCGCGGCCGCTGCGACGGATGGCCAGGTACACCGTGTCCGGCACGTACCCGGCGTCGATGAGGCACCGGCCCACCTGCATCACGGCCCCGTCGTCGCGCTTCCACTCGCGCGCCAGGTACTCGTCGGTGAGGGTCTTTAGACCCGCGTGGATGGCGCCTTCCTTGCCGGTCTTCGGCGCGGCCCGGGCCAGGGTCGCCCGTGCATCCCGCAGGGTGAAGTATTGGCGCCGCTGGTCCGGGTAACTGTCGTAGTCGATGATGTGGCCGGTGAAGTCGTCCTCCCAGGCCGCGACCATCCAGTAGAGCAGGCGGTCGTGCACGTCGATAAACATCGTGAGGTGGTTCGCCCCCAGGGGCACCTCGCCGCGCTTCCTGCCGCTGGTCTTCGCAGCGATCTCGTCGGCCGAGAGCAGCCCCTCGTCGCCCTCGGCCACGGCAAGCGGCTCGTTCTGGTACTCAGCCCAGAACGCCTGCTCGTCGCGGAGTTTCAGGTTCATCGCGTGCTGAATGGCCGAGAGTTCGTCCGGGTTGTGCCGCGCGGGCCAGGCGATGACGGCCCCCTCGTCCATCTCGGCACGGTGCGCGGCGTAGAACTCGGTGGCCTCGTGTCCGTCGCCGTCGGCCTTGAGGGACTCGGCCCGGAGTTTGGCGTACTCGTCCCACAACTTCTCGTTCGTGGGGAAGGCATAGACCATCTTGGTGCGTTCGCCCTGCCACTCGGGGTGCTTGTCGCGGTTGAGGATGTTGTCCGCCATATCGCTGGGGCGGATGACGGTGGCGCAAAGAATGGCGGCGATCTTCTTGCCCGGCCCGGCCATGCCGAGGACATCGCCCGCCAGGAGGGCCTCGCGCCGGGCGCTCTGCGATTCGCTCCACGCCGACTCGGTCGTCTGCGGGTCGTCGATGATCGCGAGGTCGGGCCGCACCACCTTGCCGTTGGCGAGTTTGTGTTTCTGGCCGCGGATGTTCCCGCCCTCCAGGCCCGTCACCACGAGGATGGCCCCCGATGACGCCGCACCGGGCACGGTGGGCATGACCACCTTGTCGGCCGTCCAGAGGATGCGGGTCGGGCGGCCGTCCAAGGTCTGGCCGCTCGCGCGGTTGTGGATGCGTTCCAGGCGCTGGATGGGATAGACCGCCTCGGGGAAGTCCTCCAGGAGCGCGTCGTTGCACTCGAACTCCGTCTTCATGGACTCCAGCATCGCCCGCGCCCGCTCGGCCGTCGCGCCGATGAGGCAGACGAAGCGGCGGTGGGCGTAGAGGGTGGCCCAGATGCAGGCGACCTCGGCCAGGGTCGTCTTGCCGCTGCCGCGCGGCATGGCCTGGGCGAACTGGCCGCCGCGAAGGACCGCCGCCTCGATCTTGGCGATGACCTTCAGGTGATCGCCTGACCAGGCAAGTGTGAAGGCGGCGGGGAAATAGGTCTCGGCGAAGCGGCGGAAGTCCGACTCGCACGCCGCCCGCCGCTGGGGATTCGCCACGTCGGGGAGGGGGGCGATGTCGCGGCCGGAGGCCGAGAGGCGCCGGTTCCGGGCGGCCGCCGATTCGCGCAGGGCATCGTAACCGGTGAGGCCCGCGCCACGGCGGGCATGCCAAGCGGCCACGAGCCACGCGGCATAGGCGAGGACGTTGACGCGCGTCGAGTCGCCGACCCGCAGGCCCGCGCGGATGGTGTTGCGGCGGACTTTCGGCTCGCTCGTGACCTCGCCCAGGCGGGTCGAGTTCAGAAGGCCGGCGAGTTTGCCGGGCCGCATGATCTTAAGGTCAATGCTCATGGCCGCGCCGCCAGGTCCTTCTCCAGCCACGCCATCAGTTCCACGAGGTTCAGCCGGCCGTCGGCGGCGACGGGCGCGCCGGCGGCGATGGTCGCCTGAATCATGTCGGCGGTGACGGTTCTCCCGCCGGCGGCCGAGAGCAGCCGCGCCGCGTCGTCCGGCGTCAGGGCCGCCGGGTCGAGCGTTTTCTGTTCGGTTTCTGCTAGGCGCGCGTCGGTCATCGCTTGTCACCTCGCATCCGGAATTCCGGCCAGAACCTTCGCACTTTCGCGTAAGTAGCGCCCCCGGCGCGACTTACGGCGGCAGAATTTATGCGGATTTCTGCATAATTCGCCTTGCCTTCCGGCGGAAAGCATGCCCTGATCCACATGGTGGGGGGCGAACAGCGAAAGGAGGACCGAACGATGGCGAAGATGACGGTGACGAAGAAGCAGGCCGAGCGGCTCCTGCCGCACGTGCGGGCGGCGGTCAAGGCGCTCCACGACGTTTGGGCCGAGTGCCGGGCGGTGGAACGCCTTCTGGATGTCGACCTCGACGGCCTGGAGGGCGTCATCCAGGACATGGCGGCGGGCTTGGACTTCCCGAACTCGGTGGACGCGAAGTACGTGCGGGAGGCGCTCGAGCCGCTCCTCGCGGAACTGGTGGACGCCAAGAGCGCCTGCCCGAAGTGCCGCGAGCGGCGCCAGGACAACCTGGTCTGGCAGAAGGACGGCAAGGTGAAGTGCACGGAGTGCGGCACGCAGTACGAACCGCCGGTCGCGTAGACCGGCAAACGAACCGCCCGGCATGCCGCCGGGCCCAGCGAGAAGGAGCCTGTGATGAAGAAGCACGAGGTGAAAGTGGGTGGGACGTACCTGGCGAAGGTGACGGACAAGGTCGTCCAGGTCCGCATCGACGGCGAGAGCCGGTTCGGCGGGTGGGACGCGACGAACCTGGCGACGAAGAAGAAGGTTCGCATCAAGAGCGCCCAGCGGCTGCGGGGCGCGGCCCCGAAGGCCGAGGCGGTCGACGAGAAGAAGGCCAAGGTCGAGGCGTGGCGCAAAGAGGTTGCAGCCAAGACGGCCCAGCCGGACCCGGCGCTCGACAAGGCCGTCGCGGACGCGAAGAACACCCGGGCCGCCAAGGTCGCGAAGGCTGCCAAGGCGAAGCAGCCCAGGAAGCCCGGATGCCTCGACGCGGCCGTCCAGGTCCTCGCCGAGGTGAAGAAGCCGCTGCAGGCCGACGAGATGGTGAAGCGGATGCTGGCCAAGGGCCTGTGGAAGACGAAGGGCAAGACGCCCGAGGCGACGCTCTACGCGGCCATCATCCGGGAGATCGGCGCGAAGGGCAAGGTCGCCCGCTTCCGCCGCGCCAAGGTCAACGAGACGAAGGACGGCAAGGCCCACGCCCTGCGGGGCTACTTCGACCTGGCTGACGCCGGCAAGAAGGACAAGTAGAAGGCAGACGAGCATCACGCGTCTCCTGGCACCCCAGCGCTCGCTGGGGTGCTCTTCGGGCGCTCACTGAGAAGTGGAGCGGCGTGTCGGAACTGACCCGACCCCTGGAACCTGGGAGGTTCCCGGCTCTCCCTTGAGCCCTCCGCCGCCCCCTCGCCGTTCTCGAACGTCCAGACGCAGTCCTGCATCTTCGGGTACGCGCGGCCCCACCGGACGGGCGACTCCCTGAGCAGCCGCTTCCGTTCCGCGTGGCCACAGAGGAACCGGACGTATCGGAACTGTCGGCCGCGGACGCGCCTGAGGCCCACGCTCCGCGTGAACGCCCGGTCCCTGCGCCCGCAGCGCGTGATGACCTGGCGTGGGTGGACGACCTCGTTCTCGGTCGTGACATAGAACTCCGTGCGGATGAAGCCGCCGTAGAGCCAGTTGTCGGCCTGGTAAACGTAGCCGGGCTTGCCGCGCATCCCATCAGCCCAGGTGAAAAGGACGACGCGGCGAGGCTCGTGCTGACGGATAAACTCGCGGCAGAGCCTCAGGAACTGGCTCTCGCCGTTGCGCGGTTCGGAATCGAGCATGCAGAGGCGGTTGAGTTCGTAATAGTCGGCCGTCGTGAGCGAGGGAAACAGCCGCTGGATGGTGTGGCGCGGTCTGACGCCGTAGCCCCAGGATGCGACGCCGACCAGGTCGTTTCCCCGGAAGCACCCCAAGGACAGGAGGCAGTGCGGCGGGACGCGCACAGCGTAGTGGTGCGCTGCCACGAACGCGGCCATGAGCGAGCGCGGGATGGGCTGGACGTGGTAAACAAGCACGCGCCCCATCGCTCCCCCCTCATGTTGCCCATACCGCTCGACATCTTTGATGCCGGCGCGCAGCATGGCGTCGGGAAAGGGGCGCAGGGCCTTATTCCCGATAACGTCAGTCCGGTCCTTGGTTGGGATGAGGATATTCATTCTGGTCTTCCAGGAACTTGTTTGATGCGATGGCACCGGATAGACTGTGTTGATGCTGGCGCGTTGGCTGGTTCACAGGGGCAAGCGTTTAGATCGCTAGCGGAGAGACCGGCATGCCACTCAGCGGTGTGGAAGTCGTGAACCCGCAACTTCCCGGCCTGAAGCCGCTCCTCAATGCCTGGACGAGGCTTGTTGTCGAGTATGCCGAGGCAATCGGGGAGCCACCGTACTGGTGCAACGAGCGCGCTGACGTTTCGATCCTCGCCGGTGCCGCATGGCGAGTGGGCGGCATATGTCTTGAGGAGTTTAGTGCCGCGAAGGGCACCAAGTCTGCGAAACGCAAGGGCCGCGCTGACCTCTTCATCCGACTCAGGCAGGCCGACTACAACATCGAGGCCAAGCGCCTCTATGTTCATCTGAGGCCCGACCCCGCCGTGAACCGTGTCGCGGAGAGCCTGAAGGCGGCCTGTAGGGATGCAATGGAGTGCGGTGGGGAGCAAGTGGACTTCGTTATGGGAGTTGTCTTCGCTGTGCCGGTTATCAAGAGGGTCCACTCCGCCAAGTCGCGGGACCTCTTCGACTTGCTTCTCGGCAAGGTTCGCCAGATCCGGCACGACTTTGTGGCTTGGCAGTTCCTCCCGACTGACCCGAAGAAGCAGATCTGGCACGATGGTTACCGCCATCCTGGCGTGATACTGCTTGGCAGGCTCTAACGGTTTTTGCATGTGGCCTCCGTGCCTTCCCTCTCTCACTGTGCGGCGGTTCCCATAGGCTGACGCGCCGCCTTCTTGCCCGTGAACTGTTCATAGCGCTGGACGATGACATCCGCGTAGGGCGGGTCGAGTTCCATCATGAAGCAGCGCCGGCCGGTCTTCTCGCACGCTATGAGCGTGCTGCCGGATCCGCCGAAGAGGTCCAGGACGTTCTCGCCCGGGCGCGAGGAGTACTCGATGGCCCGCACCGCCAGTTCGACAGGCTTCTCGGTCAAGTGCACCATCTTCGGCGGGGGAATCTTCTTGATATGCCAGAGGTCGGTGGCGTTGTTCGGGCCGAAGAACTCATGCCCGGCGCCCTCGCGCCAGCCGTAGAAGCAAATCTCAAACGCCCCCATGAAGTCTTTCCGCGTCAGGACGGGCCATTCCTTGTCCCAGACAATGCCCTGGCTGAAGTAGAGTTCGCACTCCTTCAAGGCTGGCGGGTAGTTGCCGATGTTCGCGTAGCCGCCCCAGATGTAGAAGGAGCGGCCGGGCAGGAGCACGCGGGCGATGTTGCCGAACCAGGCCAGGAGCATCTCGGTGAACGCCTCGTCCGAAACGAAGTCGTTGGCCAGCGGCCGATCCTTCGCCCGCATCTTCTTCGTCGTCCGGTGCTTCGTGCCCTGGCGCGCCACGTCGAACGCCTGGTGGTGCATCAACACCCGCTTGGCTGCCCGCGAGGCGTCCGCCGCCTGGGTCTGACTCTGGTGGGACATCAGCGTAAATGAACTGTTGCCTGCCGCGATGGCGTTGTTCGAGCGCGGCTCGACCTTCACGTTGTAGGGCGGGTCAGTGTTCACGAGGTGGATGGGCGCGCCGCCCAAGAGCCGGTCCACGTCTTTCGCTTCGCCGGCGTCGCCGCACAACAGGCGGTGCTGGCCGAGTATCCACAGGTCGCCCGGCTGCGTGACGGCTTCGTCGGGCGGCTCGGGCACGTCGTCCGGGTCCGTCAGGCCTTCGTTGCCCGGCGGCGCCAGAATCTCCGTCAGGTCGGCGTCCGAGAAGCCCAACAGCGAGAGGTCGAAGTTCATTCCCTCGAGGTCCCGCAGTTCGACGGGCAGCAGGTCGTAGTTCCACTCCGCGATGCTCGCCGTCTGGTTATCCGCGATGCGATAGGCCTTGATCTGCGCGGGCGAGAGGTCCTTGGCGACGTGGACCGGCACCTGCTTGAGGCCCAACTTCTGCGCTGCCTTCCAGCGCGTGTGCCCGACGATGATGACGCCCTCGCCGTCCACGACGATGGGCTGGCGGAACCCGAACTCCCGCAGCGACTTCGCCACGGCGTCCACGGCCTGGTCATTCAGGCGCGGGTTGCCCTCGTAGGGCCGGATGGCCTCGATGCTTCGCAGTTCAATCTTCACAGCGGCCTCCTTCACTTGACTCGGCGGCATTCGCCGGGTAAAACCTCGGGCGCCATGCGGGATTCTCCCGCGTGGTTCGTGCGGCGGTCGGACATCCCCCCGTTCGGCCGCCGCCTTTTTTCTCGCGCCAAACAAACTCTGCCTATTTTGGCGACCGTTCCCGCGGCCCTCGCGCCGACGGGTCGCAAGGAAGTACCTATGCCCATGGCCCCCACGACGCGCCACGTTCGCCCACGTCGCCAACGACCACACCGCTTGGCCTCCTCGTCGGATCGTCATGCCCTCGTGCCCCGTGCGCCAACGTGGGCGCGCGTCGAACGGCAACGACTCCTCAGGAAAGGAATCACAGGTCCTCCGTTCTTCTCACGTTCTTCTTCCTGAGAATGTTTTTCTGTCCTGTCTTGTCCTGTGGTAACGCGCGTAACGCGTTACGGGTGCGTTACAGGGTCGTCGTGCTTGGCTCTAAAGCGCCTCTGCCTTTCGCGGCTTTGTGCCCGTTTCTTGGCCGAATTCGTGTTCCAACGCTCCCAGTTCGGGAAGATGAGGCCTTCGTCGTCGGCCAGCAGCCACCCGACTTCGAGCAGCGCATTGCCGAAGCCCGTTACGCCGGCCACGTCATCGAGTAACGCAGGTAACGCGTTACGTGCGTTACCGTCGACCGTGTTCTCGTCCGCCCACTCCCAGACGGCCATGCACCGGCATGCCGCCTCGAACCGCGAGACGTTCAGCAGGCGGGCCAGATGGGCGATCTCCGGCTTCAGCGGCAAGCCCTTCACCCAGGGAATCCATTCAGCCACAGGACGCCCTCCAATACCGGGCGTCGGCAATCGCCGCGTCCACGACCGCCCGCGTCGCGCCTGCCTGCACCGATGCCCTTGCATCTTTGCCCTGGACAGGCCGCATGACTTTCGGGCGGTGCCCCGACTCGGTAAGCGCCTGGGCCAAGCGGTAGGCGCCCTCGATGCCCGGTCCGTCGGCATCAGAGACGACGACAACGTCCCGGCGGCGCAGGCGCTGGACGGCCTCGACGACCATCTCGACATTTCCCGCGCATGACGGCCGCCCGATGGTGGCGTAGCCCAGGCCCAGAAGGGCGGCTGCATCCGTCGGCCCTTCGCAGACGAGAAGCGGCCCGGTGCCAGCTAGGCCGTCCGGCCAGAAGAGGCCATTACGGCTCCCAGGGATGGCCCACTTCTGTCCGTTCTGGGCCCGCAGGCGGACGCCTATGGTCTCATGCGCGGCGTTGAACATCGGGAAGGCCCAGGCGCGGTGGCGCTCTGCCCACGCGATGCCGAGCCTGAGCAGGCTGCCCGGCGTGACGCCAAGCGTCGTCGCCAGGCGTTCGACTTCGGCTGTTCTTGTGTCGCGCTCGAAGCGGCGCAGCAGCGCAGGCCAGTCAACCGCGCACGCGCACGGTCGCTGTGCCTGCGGCACGGAAGGGCGGGGGATGGGGCGCGTCGGCGCGTCGGCAATACGGTGCAGCCAGCCGCCGTTGCGGGCCGGCCTGTCCGATTTCGCCCGCATGCAGCAGACGAGTGTCCCGTCGGGACTGGTGCCGCACCAGTCCCCACGACCGCACACGACACATGGTCGGTGCCGTGTCACTCGACCCCATCCCGTTTCGGTCGCAGTCTGTGTCATGCTCTCTCCAGATCGCGATAGGTGTAAACGAAAGCCGGCCGCAATTTCTCAATGGGAATGGCAAAGAAAGAGGCGCGACCGTGGATTCGGTTCTGTCGTTTGGTGCCGATGGTGGCGAGGCCACCGGCTCGTTCGACGAGGAGTTTGTAGGCGGCAACGTCGAGGATGACCCATTTCTCGAAGTCCGTCTCAGCCTCGTTGGCCCACCCGTAGAAATACAGTTGGGACCCCAGTTTGAACCACTCGCCGGGTGACTCATGCTCCGTGCCCTCGGCGTTCATGTATTCCTGCGTGAAGTCCAGATACTTAAGGGCCACATGGCTCCGGTATTTCTCCTGGATGCTCACCCACTGTCCCGCCTGGAATCGAATCAGGGCGTCGATGCCGAACTCCTTGTCGAGCACATGGACCTTGACGCCCTCTTTCCGCAGGTCTTCGACCTCACAGCCCGGAAAGAGGCGGCGGTAGATGCGCAGCGCGGCGGGCTTCATCCGCTCCTGAAACTTCACGGTCGGCAGGCTGTCAAAAGACGAGTTCATACGGCTCCGGGTGCCCGTAAGTTGCGATACGCCCCTTCGCCATCTCCAGGTACTCAGGGTTGTTCTCGATGCCGTGGAATCGGCGACCGAGTTGGACGGCGGCAATACCCGTGGTGCCGCTCCCCGCGAAGGGATCGCAGACCAGTTCGCCCCGCCGGGTCACGGCGTTGACAAGCCAGCGCATGACGGAGAGGGGCTTCTGTGCCGGATGCTGCTTCATGTTCCACTTGTCGAAATTTGATTGAGGCACGGCGGCAACATGGCAGTCGAAATCGTGGAGATCGTCGCCCCATTCCGCGCCCGAGAGTTCGACCTTGCGGGCACTGTCTTTGCGGCGATAGAAGAAGATGGGTTCCCATGTCTGCTTGAATCCACGGCGGCTCTGCGGGCTCTTGTTGTTGGGATAGTGCCACACGAGCAGTTGCTGGAACTCGTACCCGGCGAGCGCCTCGTCAAACCAAGCACGCCCGGCCCACAGGTGGCGCTGGCTCCAAAAGATCAACATCGTGTCGGCGCCGCACGAGGCCCAGCGCGCGCACCACTCGCGGGTAAAGGACTCCAACCGTTCCGGCTCCCACGGCTCGTCGAGAATGCCGTAAGGCGGGTCGGTGATGAGCGCGGCACACGGCACAACGTCTTGGGCGGCGGTCAGCACCCATTCCTCGGCGGGTCTTTCGGCGTTGGCTCGCTCTTCGGCGGCCCTCTTTGCTCGGCGCACCTTCGAGTAGGCACGGTCTACCTTGCCCGTGTCGTCCATTTCCTTGACGAGCGGCCCGAAACGCTTGGGGTCCTGTTTGGCCGCCTCGACGACGGCCTTGGCCTTCTCGTAGGTCCGGGCCTTCATGCCCACGGCGGCTGCCACCCTGTCCCTGGTCTTCCCCTTCAGTTGTGGCAACTTGCCACCAGTGTCCCCGTGCCTGCCCGGGGCCGTCTCGCCATGCTCGCGCTGTCGCTCCTTAGCAGCGCGGCTCTCAATGGCCTCGATTGCCGCGCCCACCGCGACCGCCTCGGACGGGGCAAAGTCCATGCGGCAGCAATTCTCGTCGCGCTGGGCGGTCAACAGACGCAGGGCGTCGTTCAGGTCGCCAGCAACCACGGCATCGATTTCCGCCCATTCAAGCGCCTTTGCCGCCTCGATACGCCTCTGGCCGGCAATCAACCTGCTCTCGGAATCGACGACGACGGGTTGCAGCAGGCCGACGGCCCGCATGCTCGACACGAGAGGTGCTAGGTCGCCGAGGTTCTTCCTGTAGCGACCCTTGATCTGAATCTGGTTGATGGCAACTTTCACGGTGCCTCCTTGGAGCGATGTTTGTCCCTGTGCATGTCGCGGGAGCGTTTGGGTCGTGATGTTTAGCACCGGGCCACCTCGGCCTGCGGCGGCTTGGACGCGCCTTCGATTCGCTCAACCTGGAAGGCATCCGCGCCGAATTCACACATGGCAAAGCCCGTGAAGATGCGGCTGATATCGCGGCCGACTTGAGTGCCTGCGTCGATAACGCAAGCCCGCTTCCCTTCCTCGATGCAGTAAGCCACGTCCAGGCGGACGCGCGACTGCCCATGCAGCGATTCCGCAGCCAAGACGGCCAGGAGGAGTGTTTCCTCAATGTCGCGGAGCGACACGTTCTCGGTGAACCGGTATCTGTAGATTTCCTTGGACATCGCCGGTCCTTTCATTGTGACCGTGTGTGAGCCATACTGATTACCTACCGGAGGCGATGGAAAAGCGCCGGGAGATTTCAGAGATATTCTTTGAGGTGCTCCTTCTCGAATCGGCGGCGAAGTTTCTGGATGGACTCGTAGAGCGTTCCGCGCGCAGTACCGGTTTCTCGCTCGACCTCGGTCGGTGTTCCCTTCATCAGGCGGCGGCAAAGGCCACGCAACTCGGGCGGGAGGCCTGCCAGAACGGTCCGAATATCGTCTCTGAGATCGATGCATTCGTCTGCAGGGCGGTTGGCACCGCCTGTTCGCAGACGGGTCGCATCCTGGTCAAGCATGTCCCCGCGTTCTGCCGGGTCCTCGCCTTCCTTGGCTTTGAGCGGGTCGTTCAATGAGGACCGGCAGCGACGGCAGTCACGGCACGACGCCTGGCGGGCCTCGATGATCGATGCGATCTTGTGTCGCACCACGCGGTCGACGAACGTGCTGAATTTGGCCCTCTTGGGATCAAACTTCGGGCACCGACGAAGCAGGTCGAATCTCAGTTCCTGTTCAATATCTTCCTGGTCGGAGCGAACGAAGCCGGCTCGTCCAATCAGTCGCCGGGCCTTGATCCTGATCAGCTTCTCTGCATACGGGTGGAGTACTGGCCGCACTGGAGACGGCGCGGCTCTGTTTGTGGGTGGTTGTACGTTCTTCTTTTTGCGCGCATGCAGAGCGTTCTAGCAGCGCGGATATGGCGGAAAGTGGGCGGCAAGTGCGACGGGTCGGCAAAGGACTTTTTCTAAGGAAATGGCGCTGTTTCAGCCGGGGTAGATGTGCCTGTGGAAAGTGCGCAGAAAGTGGGAAAGTGGGCGGAAAGTGGGAAAGTGTGCCTACCGGAGGGGCTTGGGCGGAGGCACGCGCTCTATCTTGAAAGCAAAGGAACTTGGCTCATGTCCAGGACAATCGCGTTTCGGACACCGGTCGTCCGTTTTTGAGACAACAGCACTGCAGTTACTGCACTTCCAGGCAAAACGCAGGTCGCCTTTGCCTTCACAAGCCATGAAGGCGACGAGCAGTTTGTGATATTCCGGGTCTCTTACTTGGGACTTTATGTACCGCAAGAAGTCAGCGATGTGGACCTTGCAGCGCTGACCCTTTTGCATATAACGCATTTCGCCCGCCGGCTTCATCTTCTTACTCAATGTCTGAACCTTAAGGTATCCGTCAGTGAGTTTGACGGCTTCCGTGAGAGGCAGGTATTCCGGCGCGTCTTTTGACCAGGGTTGGCGTTTCGTTTGCCCAGGCTCTCCCGGTCTTGTGGGCGGCTTTTCATCAGATCGGGCTTGGGATGTTTTCGAACCAGTGCCGCCACCCTTGGTCAAAGCCGCGATGTCGGCCTTCACGGCCTCTAGTGCTTGTTCGATACTTGTGCGTTCGAAGCCCTTGCCCCACATGAGGTACGGCCTATCACTTTCGAATGCGACGGTGCGGACATTCTGGGGTGGCAACTCAAACCCCGCCAGAAGGCGAGCTCGAGTGCGGCCTTCATAGGCATCCAACCTATCGTGGACGGCAGCAAGAGCCACGTAACGCCTCATCAAGGTTATCTCGTCCGTATCTTCTGACGAATCACCACCAGGCATAGGATTAGGTGGAAAGCAAGGAGGCTTCGAGAGGTCAGCAGGCACCCAACCACCTCCGCCACCTTTAGTCTCACGAAGGCCTCTCCCGACCCCCTGAGGTGCGCCGGCCAGATGCGGGTCACACATCATCGCCGGGAGGTCCTCCACCCACTGCCATCCTTCTCTTGGTGGGTGTTCGGCATGCTGGCTGAGCTGGTTCCGGTTATTGATGAACTGCCTGCAGTACTCATCCCATTGCTTCTGCCACTTACGGACCGCCTCCCCGTAACGGTCGTGGTATTCAATGGCAGCGACGATCTGCGTGCGCAATCGCGCGGAATTTGCAGATGGCGCGGACGGTCCAAGGAGCGTATGGACTTCATCCGGGATGGCCCTCAGAAATTCAATGTCCACCTTGTTCTCTCCGGATGGAGGTTGCGGCGACTTGCTGTGCGTCTCCGCGGCGGAAAGCGCTTTCGCATTTTCCAGAAGAGCATCCCCCAGATCACCACCGGCGGCCTTCCGTGGTGGCGGCTGTGCGGTTCCGCCTGCGCCGGTTGCCGGTGGCTTGCTGTCGTGAGCACCGAGGGTAGCCAACAGGCTTGCCAATGTCTCCCCATCAGGTAGCTCTTTCTTCGGCCTTAGTCGTTCCTCCCATCTCCGTGCTTGGTCGTACAGGCTCACAGGAGAAAGAGGTTTTTCGGAATCGAAGATCGGCAGCTCCGGCATGGGCAGGCCAAACTCGTCAGTCTCATGCCAGTCCACTTGGCATTGGAAATGATATCGCTCCACTTCGTCAGACAGTTTGTCTATTTCCTCGTCAATGAAGAAGCGTTCGTCTTCATTGATCTCAGAGGCAACCTGACAGCTGAAAGTGTGCAATATGCAATATGCATCTCGGATCCCTTCGTTTCTGTCCTCGAAGCGCTTGTTGAACAGGCGCGCGATTCGCTCGGCCAGTTGTCCATCCTGAAGTCGATAAAAGTAGGTTACATCCTCCTCGACGCCATCGAAGGACTGGAGATTCAGGTTGGTTCCTTCCCGGTCCTCTTTGTAGAGACAGTACTTCACATAGTAGGTCTCAGGCGTCGTCTTGCCGGCTTCGGCTTGAGATGGCTTGCCAGACGATGTCCTGAGCCGCTCCTCCCACACCGCCGCCTGCTGAAAACAGAACGAGCCGAAGTGTTCTCGGTCCTGCCGAAAGTTGATGAGATTGCGGAAGTAATTCTGAGCGCTTTTAGGGTCCCAGACGTTTGGCTCGCGAAATATTTCGATCTCCTCTCTAATCAGGAGCACGCTATCCGGGTCCAGATCGGCCGCCACGAGGTAATCGAACTGCGGCTGTTCATACTCGGGTGTGTTCGGATCGTCATTCGAGTATTTCATTGTGAACAGATTGCAGAGCCGACTGACAATCTGCGTTTCCTTTGAGTCCCTCAGGGAATAGAAGCAGATCTCCTCCAGCGGATATCCGATAGTGAGCCTCAGGAAGTACTCTGTTTCGGGCATGACTTGGCTAGCCACCAGTTTTCCCGGGCATACAGCGACGGCCTCATCCCCTGGCTTGCCGCCGGTTGCTGTCTCGGCGTCCCTGTCGCTTTTGTCAACCCCCAATTCGCCACGGACATCCGGCTCCCATTCCCGGGCCCGCTCGTAATATTCCCAAAGAAGAACGGTTCGCCTGTCATTTGGCAATCCCGCGTCTTCCCGTATGCCGGGGTCCCCATCGCAAAGGGCCATTCTTTCCAGAAATTTGATGTTCTGCCGGTACACCACACGCTGGGCAATGTCCATGCCATCGGCGCTTGCCGCTTCGAAAACCGGTGGGGACTTGGCAAGGGGCTCGAGCCCTGGGCGGGAGGGCGGTTCGGCGTGTCGGAATAGCTTCACCAATTCCCCGGCCACAGATTCCGAATCTGTCTCATAGAAGACATGGGGTTCCTTTTCATAGGTGCCCGGAGGGTAGTCATCAAGGGAAACCGTGTCAGAGAACCAGTCTTCCTTCCACAGAATGCCCAACGGAAAACAGACAGTTAGAAAATACGACGGCATGGCTCACCTGTCTATGTTCGGGTCGTCCCGGCGCATCCGCCGGACAATGCCCAGATGTCTCCAACATGCAGCAGGATAGTGCCCTGTGGGGTCAGCGTCAAGCCTGCCCAATGGTGTAGGCCGAACGCGTTGGCGCTCCGGGCGGACTCGCGTTTTCTCCCGGCGCTTTCCTCGCCACTCCGGTAAGTAACCTGTAAGGCCCTGTTGGCTTTGTGGCAGATGGTATGGACGAATCTCCGGAATCCCCTTGTATTCCTCGCGGGAAGAGGCAGGATCACCCGGCGCACGAAGCCGGGCGGCCTGTCCTGCTGAACGTGCGCCGGGGACCTGAACAGCGGCGGGCCATGCGGCAATGGCTCGTCAGGGTCTTGGCCCGGCGGGCGGTTGAAATCCTGCAAGGAAGGGAGGACGGAAGATGACGAGGAAAACAGCCATCTACGCGAGGTACTCGTCCCACGCCCAGGACGGCGGCACGTCTATCGAGGTCCAACTGGAGGCATGCGGCCGTGGGTTGAACGCGGACGGCGTGCTTGAGTACGTCGACCGGGCGAAGACAGGCAGGGCCGTGGCGGGCCGCGAGGCCCTCCTGCGGCTTCTGGCCGATGCCGAGGAGGGCAAGGTCGAGCGGGTTCTCGTCTACAAGTACGACCGCGTTGGCCGCAACCTGGCCGAAACGAGCGCCATCATCGCCCAGCTTGAGGACTGCGGCGTCGAGGTCGCCAGCGTCACGGAAGGAAAGGACGCCCTTGCCAGGGGCATGCACCTGGTCATCAGCGAGCACTACTCCCGCGTGCTGGCCGAACGAACGCGGGACGGGCTGGTGAAGCGGTTCGAGCAGGGGGCATGGACGGGCGGCCCGCCGCCGTATGGGTACAGCATCGAGCAGACGGAGAACGGGCTGCACCGCCTGAAAGTCAACGACGAGGAGGCGTCGGTCGTCCAATGGGTATTCCAGACGTACACGACCGAGTCCGTCGGCTGCAAGGAGATTGCCCGCCGGCTTCAAGGCCGTGGCATCTCGCCGCGAAGGGCCTCCAGGTGGGCCTTTACGGGCGTCAGGGGGATTCTGGTCAACAGTATCTGCACCGGCCGGCTCGCGTACAACCGGCGGCGGTTCAAGGTCCACAAGCAGACAGGACGGCGCGTGGCGGTCCGCAAAGACGAAGCCGACCACCTGGTGCACCAAGACGAGCGGCTTCGGATCATCGACGACAAGCAGTTCCAAGAGGCCCAGCAGCGGCTTGCGGGTCGCCGCCGGGGGCGGCGCGGGCCGTACCTGAGGTCCGAGGCCCGACCCTTCACGGGCCTGATCTTCTGCGAGACGTGCGGCAGCATCTGTTACCGACGGAAGAGCAAGAACGCCAAGGGGGAGTACCACTACTATGGTTGCGGTTGCCGCCAGCGCCACGGTCCCGACGCCTGCGAGAACAAGGCGAGCATCCGCGAGGACCTGCTTCTGCAGGAGGTGGCCAGGACGTTCAAGGACCTCTTCGAGGACGCCGACTCCATCATTGAAGAGGCCACCGAGGAAGCACGACGGTTGATGCGGAAGAATAGGGGCGCGGTACGACGCATCAGCGGGCAACTGGCCGAAATCGAGAAGAAGGTCACGTCCCTGACGAGGCTGCTGTGCGACCCGGATATCGACGTGGCGGCCAAGAAGGCCATCTCGCGCCAACTTGGCGAACAGGAGACCGAACGAGAACGGCTACAGAAGGCCACGTCGGAACTGGCGGAAGAGGCCAACGACGGTACGGAGCGCCTCGCCGCCGCCGTAAGGCAGGCCCTCGACGAGGCCAAGGAGTCCCTGGCCTCCGCCGCCACGACGGCTGAACTGCGCGAGTTCGTGGACCGGTGGGTCGGCCCGATGGTTCTCAGGCCCGACGGGACCGTTGTAGAAAGAACACCGGCCACGGAGGGCGACTCCGAGGCCAGTGTGAAGGGGCTGGTAGCGGGGGCAGGATTCGAACCTGCGACCTTCGGGTTATGAGCCCGACGAGCTACCTGACTGCTCCACCCCGCGATTCTGTACTTATCTTATCGGGTGAACGGCTCCCGTCAAGCCCAATCTCTTTCGGCATCGCCGGCGGGTTCGCCGCGGAGCTTGCCCCGCGCTGCGAACAGCCAGCGCCCCGCAAGCGGGGCGGCGAACCCGCCGCGCAAAGGGTTACGTGGCGATGTAGGTCTAATACGGCGCTTCGTCTTCATCGCCTGCCGCCACGCCCGCCGCTCCGTAGGGCGCCGCCTCAGCCGGCCCCGGACCCTCGCGCGGCGAGAACGGCTCGAACCGCGTGTAGTGCCAGAGCCACGTCAAAGAAATTTTCCCCATCGGCCCGTTCCGTTGTTTGGCAAGGAGGAGGTCCGCCGTCCCTTTGACTTTCTCATATTCCTCCGATCCGGGAACACGGCGCATCTCTTCGCGATGGAGGAGCATGACGACGTCGGCGTCCTGCTCGATGGCGCCGGATTCGCGGAGGTCCGACAATCGCGGCATGCGTTCCTCCTGTTCGCTCTCGCGGCGGAGTTGCGAGAGGGCCAGAAC